TTGAATCCTGGGTGGCTCCAATCGCTTTTAACCTTGGTAATCGCGCTGAACGTCATGTAAAAAAAGGTAGCTGGTTAATGACAGTTCACGTTTCATCTGATAAAACATGGAGAGATGTCAAGGATGGAAAGATTACAGGGTTCAGCATTGGAGGAGTGGCTACGGTTGCTAATGACTAATGAGTAATCCAGATCTAGAACGCAGCGACCTTGACAAGGAAGATGCGCGAGAGATACTTGCCTTGGACGTCAAAGAGGTGTCTTTGGTCGATAGGCCCGCAATTCAGCGCAAATTTTTAGTCGTTAAACGACAGGAGGATAACATGGGAGCATTCGATAGCGAATCTGGCAATGCTACTGAGAATACTGTCATTGAGAAGATGGAATGGCAGGATTACTCTGATGAAATTGTCGAAAAGGCGCTGCCAACCGATCTACGCAATGCGATTGGAGAGGTAGTGTCATGGATGAAAAAAGCCAATGCGCCTGGCATGCCTAAAGAGGCGGCTTCATTGGTAACGGCTTTTTTGGGCAAAGTGGCTAGTGGTAAGTACCCATCCCCGGCTCAAAAATCAAAAGCTGACACTGACGATAAGGGCAACGATTCTGCAAACAAGCAGGAGAAATGTCCAAAATGCGGTGCAATGATGGAAGCAGACACGTGCCCGTCTTGCGGTTACACGGCCAAAGCTGCTGACGCCAAGGACAAAGATAAAGACAAGGACAAGAAAGAGCCGAACAAGGAACCGAAGACAAAATTCGAATTGCTTGATGACGGCACCGTTCTTGTAGATGGAGTCCGCGTTGCCAAGGGTGGCAAGCAGTTTACTGCGGAACGCACTTCAACAATTGCATCGATGGCAAAACAGGCTCTCGAAATGCTTGCGGATATCGACGAGGCAACTGCCAAATCGATTATGGAGGAGCTTGCCAAAGGAAGGCTCCCTGCCAATTTGAAATGGACATCTGGCACTCGTGCGATGGACGCCACGGTGAAAAAGGCTCTTGAGGATGTAGTCGGGCCTATCAACGAGACTCTCACAAAGATCAACGAACGCGTTGAGAATATTGAGAAATCTCGTCCTGCTCCGCAGTCTGACGACGGCGACACAACTGACGATGTTACTAAAAAAAATGAAGGTTTTTGGAGCGGCTTACCTTTGTAGCCGTCTCTGCCAACAACGGTTCCAATAAAAGGTTCCAATAGGAGGAAAAATCGTGACTAACAAGGAACTAATGGAAAAGGCGATCTCCGCGGCGGAGACCCTTGCAAGTTATGGTAAGTTGAATCCAGCACAGCAGGACAAATTTATCGACTATGTAGTTGATCAATCTGTCATGAAGGGTAATGTCCGTGTTGCTCGATTTACCAATGAAACGCTCGACATCGACAAGATGAACATCGGTGCTCGCACCATGTTCCCAGCAACAGAATATGTTGCCCCTGAGTATCGTGTAGGTGTAACTACATCGAAAGTCAGCTTGACCCCGCAAGAGGTCATCACTGCTTTTGATATCACCGATACTTTCAAAGAACTCAATATTGAGGGCGACAGTGCAGAAGACAGTATCATGAAGATGTTTGCCAAGGGCTGGGCAAACGACGGTGAAACCCTTTCTTTGAAAGGCGACACCACTGGACCGTCAGCTGCGCAAGGCGATATCTATCAAGGCGGTTCGACAACGCAACACATCAAAGATCCACTTCTGTCGATGTTTGATGGTTGGCTACGTCTTGGCGACGGTGCTCACCTGGTGGACGCGGCAAATTCGAATATCGGGTTGAGTGTTTTTGGCTCGATGATTCGTGCAATGCCGCAGAAGTTCAGGCGCAACAAGAAGGATCTTCGCTTCTTCATGTCGTCAGATCTACATCAGATCTATATTGAGAAGATGGCCACACGACAGACAACCAAGGGTGACGCTGCGGCTGAAGGCGAGACGCAGACGCCATTTGGTATTCCGATTGTCGAGCTGCCGTTACTCGACTTTCTGGTGCCAGTGGTTGAGCATGTGACGCTTGACGACGTGACCCCGGCGCAGCTTCGGTATGCGCCTGTGTCAAGTGTCGTGGTCACTCCATCGACGCTTGGCAGCACGCCGGTTACTCCATATGAGGACGATGCTTCTGGTGGATACATTCTCGACGAGACCGCCGGAACGTTGCTTGCGTATGATAATGGTAGTGGTTTAGATACCGCGACTGTTAAGGTGACCTACGCGGCTCAACCGCAGATTCTTTTGACTCACTGGCTCAATTTCATCATAGGAATTGGTCGTGACATCAGGATCGAAAAGCAGCGGAACATTCATAAGCGTGCCAACGAGTACGTGGTTACTGGCAAGATGAGCGTTCAAATCGAAGAGACCGACGCGCTTGTCAAAGCTTACAACATTGGCACTGGTGTATAGCCTGATTCGATGTGATTTGAAATCTTAGGAACGTAGCAATGGTGTTGCGTTCCTATTTATCAACCATGTGATTGGAGGAATCTCAAGCATGGAAAGTGCAACGATAATACTCAGAGGTGCCTTGTCTCATTCGGTGCGTTTGCCGGGAGCCAAGAACGAACTCGTTTTGAAGCAAGACAAAGCTCATACCACTACCGATGAGCAATTGATCAAATATTGCGAATCGAGATCACAGCTTTTTAGTGTCAAGAGGGCCAAAGCGCCTGTGGCACAGGCTCAATCTGCGCCTGTAGTTGCAAGTGACGAGACGTTACCAAAAAAGCCAGGGCGGAAAAAGAAGTCAGCTCTAAAGACCAAAGTCCCGGTTACGGTCAAGGTTGAAGAATGAGAAAATTGAACCTGATAATCTCGCGCAAATTTTCTCCGATGCAAATCGGGGATTTTCCGGTTGATTGCGTGAGAAGCCGTGACGGTGCGGTTTATTTGCGCCCTGGCTCTACTCTAGAGGTGACTTCTGGCGAGTGGGATTGTATCAAAGCAAAGCTTGGTCCATTGTCGGATTTGATTTCGGTCATTGAAGCGCCGTTGGCTACCGTTGAAGTTGCTTCTAAAAAAGAAGAGCCATTTATGTCTTCGCTGGTAATTGCCGGTGATGACATGAAAATGACTGAAGATGGGATAGTTGACGTGAAAGACGAGTTGGAGCCTTCAATCCCACAAAATGAACCGACTTCAACAAAGCCATTAAAAAACAAAAAACGGAAAGATAAGAAAAAAGTTCCGGACGTAGCAGAGGAGTGACTTGCTCCTCGTTTGGGTTGAGGAGACCGAAAGTGCTTCGAGTTCATCTTGCAGACGGTCAAACGCTAAGGTTCGCATTGGATAATGACGGCCAAGCGGATGAATGGTTAGGCATGGTGAGAGATCGAACGTTTCAAGATCAAATCCGGGCGCTTACTATTCAGCATAACGGGGTACAGTATTCATTACCAACGCCGCCTGGTTTTGGCCGTGTTTTTTTGTTTGCGGAACAGCTCAAACCAAACGGTGCACAGCGTTTCAAAGGAGGCGAAAGAATTGTTTGTCAAGCAGACGATGTACGCGTGACCTTGATGGTTCATGAGGCTCAACGTGCAGCACGTATGTCTTTGTCTAAGATAGGGACTCAATGTTATAATCCAATTGAGGAGATGCGACGTTGTGACTGATAAATTGATTCGACATCGGCAGTTAGCCAGACCGGATGAATTTGACGATACGCTTGACGAAAGCGCTGTTGCCGGGGTTGAATCGTCTGCCGAAGACAATGCTGATTTTATAAATGGGGTGCTTAGCCAATTGAAACGATTTTTGCATGGCAACGATGCAGGCAATTGGCATGACGACCCAGCGACTATATTCGGCGGCGATGCATCAATGAAAGCTCTTTATGAAGGCGGGGGAGGCGGCGGAACCGCTGGCGGCGCAATTCGAATTATAGGCGCGAGTGTGCAATCGACAGGGACAATATCAGACGAAGTTTATCAAGATACTGGTAACACGGTTTTGCAATCGTTCACTACAAGTACGGTTGACATAACTTTATCAATAAGATCTAGTTATCCGCTCGTAGATGTAGATGGCAACTTGGCAGAATTAACAATAGATGGAAGCGGTGGATTTTATTCTGGTGATGTTGATATTACGATATCCGGCAGTGGCAATATAATTGCCAAGGCAATAACAGCAGATGATTTAGACGGTGCAACAGATACTGTAGCAATAACGTTGGAAGAACCACCTGTTCTTTTGACCTTGGCTTTTACTGGAGAGTATCCAGGCTCTCAGACAGAACTCAAAGAAGATGATAATTATGGTATTGCCGGGACTACTGATAAAGCAATAGACGCCATTGAGGTTGCTGATTGGAACGCTGGACAAAGCGAAGTTATAACAGGATTATCAGGGACTTCTTTTTCTGAGCAAATAACGGTTGCGGATAGAGGAACAACTCCTCAATTGTTACCTGCAAGGGTGAGAGCACGTGATGCTGTCACAGGAGCATGGGGTGACTGGTTGGATACAAACGATGGAGGCGGCACGACTGAGGGAGTACATCTCGTAAATTGCAACAATCTATATCCAAGTGTTTCTATAGGGTCTGTTACTTATCCAGGATCACAAGAGGCTCTTAAAAACAGCGAATCAGCGACGGTTGCAAATACTTGTTCTAATTTTGATACTATTCTGTATTCAGACCCGACCGGCACTGAATTAAACATTTCAAACACAACTAGCTATGAAGCTTCTAAAAGTGTAACTCGCGTTGGCGGCACTTATAATATTTCGACAACTAATTTTAGGATTGCGGCCACAAGAGCGGCAAACGACGCCACTACAACTGAAAATGCAGTTGTTTATATTGCAAATGTAGCTGCTCAAATAACTGTTACTGAACCGGCAGCAAGACTTCGATCTGGTGGCAACGATGGGACGTCTGTTCAAGATCATAGTATTACGTTAACAAGTGATCAGAATCTATTGAGCAATCCTAGTTTAGACGAGGATACAGGAGGTGGTACATTTACAGGGTCATGGGCAGGCGGACCGACTATATATACTAGAACTCTACAGGTCCATGACGACGATGTAAAAGGAACTTATAATTGGCAAAACTTATCTGCAACAAATTTGGCTGGCATTGTGACTACGACTATAACAGGTGGAACCGATTATGAGCTTGGAGGGTTTGTTTCTAGAACATTAACATTCCCGGCGTTTAGTCAGGAAACCACATTGAATGTTGCTGTTGTTGATTACACAAAAATTCAAGCTGGTATATTTACAGCAACTAGTTATGCAGCTGTACGACATACACCACAAGGTGATCATGCTGATGCTGTTAATGAGTATACTATTGATTCGCCTTTGGAAACTAATCCTCAAACACTTTGGTGGAATGATGTGACAGCAGCTAGTTCTAATAGTAGTGGCACGGCGGCAATTACGGATGTCGAGGAGGTGGTATAATGGGGGCCTATGAAGATTTTGTCAATCTAGAATTGCCTCGTCGGTCGGCATTACTTACGTATGAAATTACTAGTTATGATGGGAATCCTAATGACGACGGTGCCCCAGCTATTCTTCAAGGTGCTCCAAAAGGTACATGGTTTTTAGAAGCAACAGAAGAAAGATATTGGAGAAAATATTCTTCTGATGCAACTTCATGGATGATTGCAGATAGTTCATA